CGATTAGTGACGAAATCAGCACGGCGACAACGAATCTGACGGCAGTTCTTCCAGTGTCGGACACGTCCACTGCTTCCGTTCCCGGCGCAAGCTCGGCAGGTTCCGCAGCTCTGCCTTCCACTCAAGAGTAAGCCATGGACCAGAATATCATCTTAGCCGCCCAGCTTTGCCGCGCTTCATACGTCGAGGCCGACTCCAGATTCACAACTGTTGGTGAATTGCGTTATGGGGTTATAGTCTTGGGAGGCACGACATACATTGTCTTCCGAGGGACTGCCAATATCAGGGGATGGCTTGATGATTTCACTCTGGTACCAGGTACCACCAAAGGCGGCTATCTCGCCCATGAAGGTTTCATCAAGGCAGCTGAGAAATTATGGAACCCCATATGCTCAGCCCTCAACGGCAGACCTGGACCTTGGATTATCACAGGCCACTCTCTCGGAGGGGCTCTTTCTGTCCTTTTTGCCGAACAAATCAAAGTTCCTCTGATCACTTTCGGATGCCCAAGGGTTTATTCACGATTCAATGGGACCTTCCCCGAGATGGAGCATACGCGAATAGCAAATAATGACGATCCCGTCCCAATGGTCCCAGATCCTCTGATGTGGCATCATCTCTGCGATCCTATCGAGCTTCCTGGAGGAAAAGAGATCATCGATGCTGAGGATCACGACATAGACGTCTATATTGATCGAATTTCGAGGGTATTACTCTCTAATGGCTGACGACATCGACCGCGCCAACGACATAAACGAGCAGCTAAGGGAGATCGCCCTCGGGGAACATTTCAGGAGGCTTGATTCTGTGACTCCGACTTCCTCGCCGAGGTCCCAGGGAAGTTGCTCCGATTGCGGTCTTCCGATCCCCTCTGGCAGATTAAAAGTAATGCCATCTTGCGTCAGGTGCCTGCAATGCCAGATAGAATACGAAATGGGAGATCATAGGAGGAGTATGTGACTGGCAATAACCCGACCCCTGAATTCTGGCTTAATGCCATCCACCTCTCTTTTGACGTCGCAATTGGCTTTTACGTCTGGTGGTCGAACCGTGAAAAAGTAACCAACCGCCGTTTCAAGGCCCAGGAGGATAAAATCACTGCGATCGAAACAAAGATCGGAAATGTTCCTCTCAATTGCTCCTCTCACCTTAAAACCGAATCACGCCTCGACGGCCATAATGACCGGCTATCCCAGCATAAGGAGCTTTTAAGCCGGATTGAAAGCGAGTTTAAGTACCTTCCGAAGAGTTCCGATCTGGAAAAGGTTTACGAGCGTATCAACAAAATAGCAGGACAAATGTCGGATATGAAGGCTGATGTGGGTAAGATATCGGGAGCTATGCCGGGCCTCACTCATATAACCGAAATGATCAACGATTTTCTGCTTACCCATGGGGGCAAACGATGAACTCGAAGTTCAAGGAATTGATCACCAGCGATATCCGGCTCGTCATCCTTCGAGCGCTGGCCGAGGATCTAGGTTACAGCCACAACGAATCTATCCTGCATTCCGTTGTCGAGGCGTTCGGCCACAAGGCAAGCAGGGATTGCATCAAAAGCGAACTTGCCTGGCTCGAAGAGCAGGGGCTTCTTGACTTGTCCGATGTGGCCGGCTGCCTTGTGGCCACCATCACTCAGCGAGGCGCGGATGTCGCCGCCGGCCGCGCCGTTGTTCCCGGCGTCAAGCGGCCAGAGCCGAGGAGCTAAGCATGGGTAAGCGCGCCGAAAAGGAATCGGAAGCGATCCGCCTGTACGCCGAGGGAATGGATATACCCCAGATCAGAGTTGCCCTGGACGTAAGTGAAAACACCCTGCGAGCCTGGAGGAGCCGGGCCGGATCAGAATGGGACGATGCCCGCTCAAATTGCCGCAAAGGGTACGTAGCCAGCATGGAGGACGTAGGAAAAAGGTTGCGTCGATCACGCGAAGTAGCCTCTTCCCTTACTGGACAGGCTGGGCTCAAGGACCAGGGGCGCATGGGTCAGGTCGTGAACGAGTTGCTTAGGTCCCTCCTTTTCGACCTCTCGGCCAAAGTCCAGACAGAAGGCGCTTTTGATGGCGAAGAGATGTCCGCCACTATCGACCAACTGAAGGGGCTCGCCCTCACCATGCAGCGCTTGGAGACAGCCGCGGCCCGGAACATCAAGAATGAGCAGGAGATAAGAAAGCAGGCTCTAACCGACGCTGCCGACGCGGTAGAGAAGACAGCGGTACAGCAGGGGATGAATGCCGAGCAGGCCGCCTTCTGGCGGCAACAAGTCCTTGGAGTTCAATGAAACACCCTGGCGACGTCATAAGGATCCTCGATCCAGCTGAACTTCCTCCCCAGGTCCGGGAGATTCCCGAGGGTTTCGACCCTCTGGCCGACGGCGTGCTGATGCTCCATCAAAGGGAATGGATCAAGCAGATCCATGAGCATGACCTGAACATTGGAGAAAAAGGGAGACGTACCGGCATTACCTACGCGACCGCCCTGGACGATTCCATCACCGCCTCGAGCAATAAAAAGGCCGGAGGCGATAATGTCTATTATATAGGAGATACCAAGGAGAAGGGGCTTGAGTTCATAGGATATTGCGCCAATATGACCAAGATCATGGCTTGCGCCATGGCCGAGGGATGGAATGGAATAGAAGTCTTTCTTTTTGAGGATCAGCAGGAAGACGGGACCAGCAAGCAGATCACCTCTTACCGCATCCGCTTCGCTTCAGGATTTCAGATCGTGGCCCTTTCCAGCAACCCTGCAAACATCCGCGGGCTGCAGGGGATAGTCGATATCGATGAGGCCGCTTTCCATAAGAACGTCCAGGCGGTCATCGATGCATGTACCGCTCTCCTTATCTGGGGTGGCAAAATCCGGATCATCTCCACCCATAACGGCATGAAGAATCCATTCAACCAGCTTATCCGCGATAGCCGTGCCGGCCTGAACGCCTTCAAGGTCTTCCATTGCACTTTTGACGATGCGGTAGCTAACGGCCTTTATGAACGAGTCTGCATGATAAAGGGCTGGACGGTGACTCCCGAGGGTAAACAAGCATGGTATGACAAGATCCGCATGGGATACGGCACCAATACGGCAGCCATGAAGGAGGAGCTAGATGCTATTCCCCGCGAGGGCTCCGGAGTGGCGATTCCGGGCATCCTGATCGAGCAATGCATGACGGAAGTGCGGCCGATCGTGCGCCTTGCGCTCGAGAGCGATTTTGCCGCGCAGCCTCTATCTTATCGCGACTCCTGGATAACCGAATGGATAAAGGTCAACATCGAGCCTTGCATCGATCTTTTCGATAGGAAAAGACAGCACTGTTTCGGCTCCGACTATGCCCGCCATGGCGACTTTTCAGTGTTCTCCCCGATGAGCATCGAGCAGGATCTGCGCCGAAAGGTGCCTTTCATGGTTGAGATGAAAAACGTCCCGACCCGGCATCAGACTCAGATCATATGGTACATCATCGACCGGCTGCCGAAGTTCAGGGCAGGCGCCATGGACGCTACAGGCAACGGCGCCACCATCGCTGAATATACTGCTGAAAAGTACGGCCTGGAGCGCGTGCATCAGGTCATTCTCAATGATTCATGGTACCGGGAGAACATGGTGCCCTTCCAGCAGGCGTTTGAAGACAAGATGATGGATCTGCCCAAAGACGTCGACATTCTAAACGACGTGCGCGCCCTGGAGCTGATAGACGGCATAATCAAACTTCCGAAGCTTCGCGTACAGGACACCAAAGATGCCGAATTCAAGCGCCACGGCGATGGTGCTATTGCTTTAGCAATGGGGTATTTCGCCAGCAAGCAGGACGTTGCGGAATACGCTTACGAGCCTGTAAAGAAGAAAGATGACGACGATGACCTTTTCGACCGGTCGTTGCGCTGCAATCATGGCGTCGGACGCATGCAAGGAGCATTTTAAATGGCAAGTCCATATGATCCCATAAACGGCAAGCTGAAGGCTGATTTGAAAATCCTTGACGCTTACGGCCGCCCCATCATCCCAGAACTCCTTGGCCGCGAACTTGCCTTCCCGACTCTCACGGGACTCCGGACCATCTGGGCGGACGCCATAGCCCCTACTTTGAGCCCGGTCACCATGGCGGCTCTCCTCCAGGATGCAGCCGAAGGCAACCACTATCAATACATGGTGCTGGCCGAGGAGATGGAGGAGAAGGACCTTCATTATGCTGCCCAGCTCGGCACCCGCAAGCGTGCGGTGGTAAGGCTTCCCGTTGATGTGGACGCCGCTAGCAAAAGCGCCAAGGACGAAAAGATAGCTGAAGCCGTGCGCGAGCTTATAGACGGGGACAATTTAAGAAACCTCCTCGAGGAGCAGCTTGACGCACTCGGGAAGGGATATTCAGTCAACGAGATCTGCTGGGACCGGTCCGGGAAGGTATGGACTCCCGAGGCATACAAATGGCGTGATCCTCGTTTCTTCCAGTTCGACATAATAAGCCGGGCGAAGATCAGGGTTCGCGATATCAAAAGCCCGGCCTACGGATTGCCCCTCGTTCCATATAAGTTCATCGTCCATTATCCGCGTCTCAAGTGCGGTATTCCACTTCGTGGCGGCATCGCCCGGCTTGTTGCATGGAGCTACCTTTTCAAAAACTACACCATCAAGGACTGGGTTCAATTCGTGGAGATCTTCGGCATGCCTCTCCGTCTTGGCCGTTACGACGCCAACTTGGTTACCGATAAGGACCTTTCTGTATTGAAGATGGCCGTGGCCAACATTGGCAGCGATGCAGCAGCGGTACTTCCCAAGAGCATGGAGATAGAATTCCAGGAGGCAGCCAAGGCGACCGGTGGCGAGCGTCTTTTCGAGGGGCTTGCCGGGTACCTCGACAAGCAGGTAAGTAAGGCGATCCTTGGTCAGACCATGACCGCCGACGATGGCGCAAGCCAGAGCCAAGCCAAGGTGCATGACGAGGTGCGCGGAGACATCCGGGATGCAGACGCCATGCAACTCGCTGCGACTATCAACAGGGACCTTGTGCGTCCATTCGTTGATCTCAACTTCGGTCCTCAGAAAATATATCCCAAGTTCAAATTCATTACTGCCGAGCCTGAAGACCTTGAAACGAAGTCTATACGTGACGGCAATCTTTCCAAAAACGCCGGCGTTCGTTTCGCGGCCACTTATTTCGAGCGGGAATATGGCTTCCAGCCCGGGGATATTGTATCCGTGGGTCTTCCCGCCCAGGAGACGGACGCTGCAGCCGGTGTGGATACGCCGCCTGTTAAACCCGATGTAAAGGAGGCTTTAAACAGGGCATTGAATTTTGAAGGAGATGTCCCGTTCCCGGGAGAGAAAGAGATCGATGACCTTGCCGGGCTGGTGACCGATGGAGACCTCCAGGACCTGGTAGGCGATGCGCTTGCACCAATATTTGCGCTTATGAACGAAACGAGCGATATGGACTTAATCATGTCCAAGCTAGTCGCTGTTTTCCCCGAGATGAACACAGACAAACTCCAGAATGTTCTGGCGCGAATGGTATTCATATCGGAGGTTTGGGGGAGACTACAGGCGAATGAATAAGGTCGACCTCGCATATGCCTTCGGCCTCAAGCCTGAAAAGGCTATCGCGTATTTCAAGGCGAAAGGCTTCGCCTTCTCGTGGGACTGGCAGGAAGTTTGGCAGGAAGCTCACAGCAGGGCGTTCACGGTGGCTAAAGCAATGAAACTGGATATTCTCCAGGATCTTCGCGACGCGGTACAGGATGCCCTGGACAACGGAACGACATTCCAGGAGTTCAACAAAGACCTTGAGCCTAAACTAAAGACCAAGGGTTGGTGGGGAAAACAGGAAATAGTCGACAGGTCAACCGGTGAAGTGACTTCCGTGCAGCTCGGATCCCCTTACCGGTTACGGACCATCTTCGACCAGAACATTCAGACAGCATACAACGTCGGACGGTATCGAAGCATGATTGAGAATGTAGAGAACCGCCCTTACTGGCAATACGTGGCCGTCATGGATGCCAGGACTCGGCCGGCGCATGCCGCCCTGAACGATAAGGTCTTAAAGAGCGATGATCCATTCTGGAATAGTTTCTATCCTCCCAACGGCTGGCGCTGCCGCTGCAGGGTTAGCGCCCTGGACGGAGGCGACCTGGGCGAGAGGGATCTGAAGGTTGAAAGCTCGGCTGGAAAACTATCCGAACGCGACGAGATCGTAAGTCAAAAGACAGGAGAGATGGCTCCAGTCACCGTCTATAAAGGCCTCGATGAATTCGGCAAAAAGGTAACAGTCGCCCCTGATGTTGGTTTCTCATACAACCCAGGTAAGTTCGACTGGCAGCCGGACCCGAAAAGGTATGACCCTGAATTGAGGAAACTATTATGAGCGACATGATAAGAGTAACCGACAATTTCGACCAGGCCGCCGGTGTGCTCGACAAGGTAGCGCGGAGAGCGGGCAACTCCGTTGGACTTATGATGGCATGCGCCGGGATCATGCATGACAATATAGAGCAGAACTTCTCCCATGAGGGACGCCCAAACAAGTGGGTGCCTCTCGCCAAGTCCACAATCCGGGCCCGGAGCGCTAAAGGGAACTGGCCCGGGAAGATCCTCCAGGTGCGTGGAAGGCTTGCCGCATCTTTCCAGACCAACTGGGACAACAACAACGCAATCTGCGGGACAAACGTGAAATACGCCAGGATTCAGCACTTCGGAGGGACAACCAATTTTGCGGCACGTGAACGGCTCCTTCACTTCGACCAGCGCAAAAGCGGCCGGATGACCCACGGCAGACCCGGCAAAGACGTTGATCACTTCGCGACTCCCGGCAAAGCCAAATACGGAATGAAGGCCCAGGGCAAAGCTTACTCCGTAACGCTTCCTGCGCGACCCATCCTTTATATAGGAGAGGGTGGGATAAGAAGGATGATCGAGGCGGGAGAGGCATGGCTTACTAAAAACTGATTCAGACGCCCAAATTTGCCCTCTGGCTGTCTAGGGGTATCCATATACGCACTAGGGGGAGAAGTCCAGGCACAATAAAATTTAAAGACTGTTTTAACATGGTTCTGAAAACAGGCATCGACGTTTTGTAAAGCAGTTTATTTGAGACGTATGGAAAAGAGGGTATACGGTGCAGGAGCACCGTACAGATAAGGAGCCTCGATGGATCCCAAGAAACTACAGGAAGAACGCGCAAAAAGATACGGAATCGCCATTAAGAGCGGCGGTAACGTCACCAAACCGGGAAAGTACGCGAATGTCTCCGACGATGATTTCGCCGATCCAGTCAACTACCGTTATCCGATCGACGCCGAGCACATCCATGCGGCCCTCTCGTATTGGGGAATGCCGAAAAACAGGGAGGAGTACTCCTCGGCCGAGGCTGCGAAAATTTCAGATCGCATGCATTCA